AAAATGCCGGTGGAGCAGCAAACAATAACTTTAATGCTTCTACTTCCGGACAAACTAATGAGTTCTTCGTACCAGAAATATTTTCGAAGAAGATTCAAAACTTCTTTAGAAAGTCTTCTGTAATCGAAGCAATAACAAACACAGACTACGCAGGTGAGATTGCGGCTTTTGGTGATACAGTAAAAATCATCAAAGAACCAGAAATCACAGTTGCGGCTTATACAAGAGCAGCAAGTACAACTAAACAGTACTTAACTGACCAAGAACTTACTCTTGTAATTGACAAAGCAAACAGCTTTAAGTTTATAGTTGACGATATTGAGGAAAAACTTTCTCATATCAACTTTGCATCAGTAGGTGCATCAAGTGCAGCTTATACTCTTAAGAACACTATGGATGCTGAAGTATTAACTGCAATGTTTGCAGGTGTATCTACTTCATCTCCAGACCATCAACTTGGTGGTGACACAGCGAATGCAGCAGCAGCTTCATTGACAACTACTGACCCAATCGACATGGGTAATGGTTCATCTGAAGTTAGCCCTTTAGCTATCATGGCTAGAATGGCTAGATTGCTTGATGATTCACAAGTGCCAGAAGACCAAAGATGGTTCGTTGCAAAGCCAGAGTTCTATGAAGAACTAGCAAGTACTGATTCTAAACTAATGTCATCTGATTTTAATCAAGGTGATGGCGGTGTAAGAAATGGTTTAGTTGCATCTGGTTCAATTAGAGGATTCCAAATGTACAAATCTTCTAATGTACCTGCAACTACAAATGCTACTGGTCAATGTATGGCAGGACATATGTCATCTACAGCGACTGCACAGTCAATCCTAAACATTGAGACTTTAAGAGATACTGATACTTTCGGTGATATCGTTAGAGGTCTTCATGTATATGGAAGACAAGTTCTTAGAGATGATGCTTTAGTAAAAGCAATCTACACTATCGACTAATACTAATATTGAGGGGGCGATTAAGTTCGCCCTCTCTTTTTAATATAACAAGAAAAGAATTTTTTAAATGGCAGCACCCTTCAGAACATATCTTGATTTAACTAATACTCTTATAAGAGAATTAAATGAAGTAGAACTGTCAAGTGTTTCATTTGCAAATGCAAGAGGAATACAAAAATATATCAAAGATACAATTAACAGAGCATACTTTGATATTTGTAACGCAGAAGATAAATGGAGTTTTTTAGCAGTTGGCGACCCAAGCGATAACTATTATGGAAATGTTTCAGTTGAAACTGTTTCTGGAACTAGGTGGTATAAATTTAACGCAAGTTCAACTGGGATTACAACTGACTATGGGTTTATAGATTATGAAAATGTTACACTAACAGAAGAAGGTGTAACTGGAAAATCAGCACCATATGAAATTAGAAATCTAAGACCTATTACAATAGAATTTTGGAATAAACATTATGCTATATCAGAGTCTGTAGATAAAAGTAATACACAGACTTATGGTATTCCACAAAGAATTATTAGAAGTCCAAAGAACGATAGATTTGGTTTATCACCTATACCTAATGGTAAATTTAAAGTTTACTTCTTTGCATATTCACAACCAGAAGAATTAACAAATCATGGAGATACTGTAGTATTTCCACAACAATATACAACAGTATTACTTGCAAGAGCAAGATATTATTTACATCAATTTAAAGATAACATAAGTCAGTCACAGTTAGCTGATGCGGAATATAAAAAAGGTTTAAGAACAATGAGAGAACAATTGATTGAACCTTTTCCAGACAGAATGACTGATGATAGAACAAGGATAATATAATGGCAAAGAGTCCTGCATGGCAAAGAAAAGAAGGTAAGAATCCTTCTGGTGGTTTAAATGCTAAAGGTCGTGCTAGTTATAACAGAACAACTGGCGGTAATTTAAAAGCACCAAGTAAAAAAGTTGGTAATAAAAGAAGGGCTAGTTTTTGTGCGAGGATGAAAGGGATGAAGAAAAAACTTACATCTGCAAAAACTGCAAGAGACCCTAATAGTAGAATTAATAAATCATTAAGAGCATGGAATTGTTAGATGGCAGAACAAGGTGTTTCAGTAACATGCGAAGGCGGATTAGATTTAGTTGGAACAACACATACACTATTTAGAACTCCGGGTGTCGCTACAGTTTTAGAAAATTATGAATCTTCTATCCATGGAGGATATAGAAGAATAAATGGTTTTTCTAAATTTGGAACTAATACTCCAGATAGTAGTACATCAAATATAGAAGGTATTCAAAGCTATGCTAAAGGAGTTGTAGCTTGTCAAGGAACAAATATTTATTATAGTGCTGATGGTATAACTTGGACACAAGTTAATAAAGATACTTATCAAAATATTACAGGCACAGTAAATACTTCTGCAGGTTCTCCTACAGTAAATGCTCATGGTAGTTCTACACTATTTACTAGTGAAGTATCAGTTGGTGATGATATAAAAATTAATGGTGAAATTTTTAATGTTTTAAGTATTACTAATGACCATGAACTAACAGTAGATGGTAACTTTGAAAGTTCAGCAAGTAGTGTAACTATTCAAAAAAATGGGGCAACTGCAGCACAATTAGCAAGTGGTTCAACAATAGCAAGACCAAGCCAATCTGATTGTAAGTTTGCTTTATACGAAGGTGAATCACAGTATGGTGAATTATTTATAGTAGATGGAGTTAACAAACCTGCATACTTAAAAATAAATATATCAAGTGGAATACATACTTATTTTTTTAAAGAAGTAGAAAGGTCTGCTCCAGATAAATCTAAGTTTGCAACTATCTTTGCAGAAAGATTAATTCTTGCAGGAGACTCAGATAATCCACAAATATTAAGTTATAGTACAAGATTAAAGCCAGAAGATTTTACAGGTTCATCAGCAGGTACAATAGATGTTGGTGATAAGATAGTAACAGTAAAACCTTTTAGAAATAAATTAATTGTTTTCTGTGAAAATAGTATTTTCCAAGTTTCTGGATTAGATGGTACTACTGTAGTATCTGGTGTTACAAAAAATATTGGATGTATAAGTGGTAATACAGTTCAAGAGATAGGTGGAGATTTAATTTTCTTAGCACCAGATGGTTTAAGAACTATCGCAGGAACAGCAAGAATTGACGATATAGAATTAAGTTCTATTAGTAGAAAGATAATGCCATTATTCAGAGATGAAATAATGCCTTTCTTATCATCAATTAGATTTTCTAGTATGGTGATTAGAGAGAAAAGTCAATACAGATTATTTTATTTTAAATCTGGAATTTCTAGTACTATTCAAGGTGGTATTATTGGTACATTTAAAATATCTTCTACGGGTGCAGCAGTATATGAATGGAGTACAACAAAAGGTATTCCTGTAAAAGTTGCTCATGCAGGTGTAGATGAAAATGGAAGCGAAGTTTTATATCACGCATCTGAAGATGGTAGAGTTTATAACCATGATACTGGTAATAGTTTTGATGGCTCAAATATTGTAGCACAGTATAAAACACCAGACTTAGATTATGGTGATGCAGGTATTAGAAAAACTTTATACTATATCAAAACAAGTATTCGTTCAGAAGGAACAAACGAAAATTTAAAATTACAAACTCGTTACGATTTTGAAAGCAATGATGTAACTCAACCTAATGAAATAGAACTAGGAGCATTACAAACTCCTGCAACATTTGGTACAGGTTCAACATTTGGAACAACAATTTTTGGTGGAACATTATTTCCACAACAAAAAACAACACTAACTGGTAGTGGATTTACAAATAACTTTAGAGTTAGAAGTACAGGGACAGGTTCACCTTATACTGTTTCTGGATTTTATGTAGATTTCATACCCGCAGGAAGGACATAATAAATGGCGACATATACTAGACAAAGTACATTTACAGATGGTGATACAATATTTGCATCATTGCTCAATAATGAGTATGACCAACTAGTAGCTGCATTTAATGTCTCAAGCGGTCATACCCATGATGGTACAACTACTGGTGATGGTGGACCAATATCAAACTTATTCAGTAATACATTAACATTTGGTACTAATACAAATAATGATATCTCAGTTACATTTGATGCAACAAGTAATGATGGTGTATTTACTTGGATGGAAGATGAAGATTACTTTCAATTCTCAGATGATATTTTATTAAGTACAGATGAAAAACTTTTATTTAGAGATTCAGCAATCTATATTAATTCATCAGTAGATGGACAATTAGATTTAGTTGCAGATACAGAAATACAAATTGCAGCAACAACAATAGATATTAATGGTAATACAGAAATATCTGGTAGCTTAACACTAGGTTCAAGCACAGCAGTATCTTCAGTTCTTGATGAAGATAATATGGCTTCAGATTCAGCAACTGCTCTTGCAACACAACAAAGTATTAAAGCTTATGTAGATGCAGTTACAACTTCTCTTAACCAACAAGATTTAGATTTTCAAGGTGATTCTGGCGGTGCATTAGACATTGATTTAGATACAGAAACTTTAACAATAGCAGGTGGAACTGGTATTGATACTGTAGGTTCTGGAACTACTTTAACAGTTTCTATAGATGCAGCAACAGTAGCAACTTTAACTGGTTCTCAAACTTTAATAAATAAAATTATTGATGTAGATAACAATACAGTATCTAACATTGAAGTAGATAATTTAAAATCTGGTGTATTAGATACAGATTTAACTAGTGTATCTGCATCTGATGATACACTTGCTTCAGCTAAATCTATTAAAACTTATGTAGATGCACAAGATGCTAACATAGCAAGTGATACATTAACATTTACAAATAAAACAATAGATGCAAACAGTACTGGAAACAGTATTACTAATCTTGAAGTAGCAGACTTTGCTTCTGGTGTAGTTGATACTGCATTAGCAAGTGTATCTGCAAGTGATGATACTTTAGCTTCTGCAAAAGCAATTAAATCTTATGTAGATGCACAAGTAGCAACAGTACCAGTTGGTGATATTACTGAAGTAACAGCAGGTACAGGTTTATCTGGTGGTGGTACAACTGGAGCAGTAACTTTAAATATTGATACTGCAACAACAGTTGACTTATCAACATCACAAGTATTATCAAATAAAACTCTCACAAGTCCTGTTCTCAATACAGGGGTATCCGGAACAGCTATATTAGATGAAGACAATATGGCTTCTGATTCGGCTACACAATTAGCAACACAACAATCAATCAAAGCATATGTCGATTCTCAAGTAGCAACTGCTAATGAATTATCAGAATTAACTGATACTAACATTACTAGTGCTGCTGATGGGTCGTTATTATTCTATGATACAGCTACATCTAAATGGATAGATAATGTTGTATCTGGAGATATAACTATAGCAGATACAGGAGTAGCTGCAATTAGTTCGGGTGTAGTTGTTAATGACGATATTAATTCAAGTGCTGCAATTGATGCTACTAAAATACATGATGGTACAGTTTCAAATACAGAATTTGGATATTTAAATGGAGTAACTTCAGCAATACAAACACAAATAGATACTAAAGCAAGTGCAGGTTTTGCTGTGGCTATGGCAATTGCGTTGTAGTTTATGCTTGACTTTTGCGTAATTAACATGTATAATATATAAAAAGGAGAAAATAAATGGCACAGGATTTTGAATCAACTGGTACTCAAATCACAAATTCTGAAACTACTTTACTTACTGCTAACTCAGATGATGCTATCATTGGTTTAAGATTAACTAATGTAACATCTAGTTCAGTAACTGTTGATATTTATATTGACAAAGGTGGTGTAGGAACTGATAGATATGTAGCAAAAGATTTAAGCATTCCACCTGCAAGTTCAATTGAACTAATTCAAGGTGGGGCTAAAATTGTTTTACAAAATGGTGATGTACTTTATGGTTTAGCTAGTGCAGCAACAAGTGTTGATGCGTGGTTAAGCAGAGTTGATAGTATAAGCACATAGGAGATATAATGAGTGAAGTAAATGGAACAGTTTATGTAGGTGATAAACCTGCTTCGGAAGAAATATATCATCACGCACAAGTGATGGATAAGAAAATGGAAATTGAATCTGCAGTCCTTGCAGGTCCAGTAACATTCACAGAAACTGTTGTCGTAACAGGAACATTGGTAATCGTATAATGTCACAATTAGAAGTAGATAAAATAATTCCACAGTCAGGTACAACTCTAACTATCGGTGATAGTGGAGATACGATTACTATATCCTCAGGAGCAGGATTTCAATCTAATGGTATATATGATAATTCATCATCAACTTCTCTTTTTATTAAT